AGCAGTCTGACTTCTGACAGTCCGGGTCCATGTAAACACAGAGTGGATCGGGAATACCCTCGATATATATCTCCTGGTCGAAGCTGTCGTTGCTCTCGTAGTCCGTCACGATCCGCCACCACCCAATCCCTCCCTTGACTTGGAAGCCGCGCGCGGGCGTGTAGGCGTTCCGTTGGGCCTTCGAGATATACTCTATGTGGCGGATAATCTGCTTCATAATATTCGCGGACTCCTGGGTGGCACCGTTGCCCATTCCCAGGATTTTAGCGGACTCTTTGGCCCTCCGCATGTCGTTAATAATTTTGAGGTTATGTTGGCGGACGACGTTAAGAGTCAGGCAGGGCTTGTCAGATAAGTCCCTGGTGCGGCGGATATCATCCGGCCACTGGTGGCCGTTATAGGAGTCTGCGTCGGCAAACTTGATGTCCTCCACGAACTTCTTCCTGGACGTAGCTTCCCACTCCGCGCAGGCTCTGAAGCGAACACGTGCCTCTTGTAAAACATCCCCCATTCCCAGATCGGCTAGCGCAGCTACCGTCTGGTCAGGCGGTCCCATCCCTCTCATGCTGCTTCTCTATCCAGGTTTTGAAGTTCACAAGTTCGTGTACCGCTGGGAAGATACCGTTGAATGTGATCGCCCTGTCGTCGATAGTGACGAAGGCGGAGGGTTTGTTCGTCGGGAACTCTATTCCGAGCCACCAAGGCACATGCCAGCTCTCCCGACAATAGCGCTCAATATATTGCTTCATGGCGAGGATGCCACCAGGACTTGAGGAGCGACTGGAGAATATGACGACGCGGAAGTGAGGGAGTGCGTCTTTCATGAACGCGAGGGCGCCGGGGACTGGCGGATCGGGGATAATAGACTCACCCTTCCATCCAGACTTGTAGGAGTGGATCACTCCGTCGAAGTCCAGGCAGAGTATAGGTCTGCGAGCTGAGGGGCGATTACGCACTGGTGGTCCTCTCATATTGCACCAAACTTGGGTGCAAGGTCCTGTACCCCCGTGAGTGAAGAATACAGGACCGAGGCCCTACCCTCCCTGCGGAAAATAGGGCACCCAAGGCGGCACGGCGCAGCACGCGAGCAGCGGCGCGATCGCTTTTCACACCTAGAGTGTCTCCAAGACTCACGCTCGTCGGTGTGCCGCCAATGTCCCGTTTTACTCCACCTGTGTCGCAGCGCCCTTTCGGGACCTCTCCTGGCCTCGTTCAGTACAGGATTGTCGCCGCTTGACCGTGTTTCAGCAGGGAGCATTGGTGTCTCCATAGTCGTAGCCCGAAGGGCTACCTCATCCAACCCGTCCCGCGAGCCCTCGGCCGAAATCCGCCAACCTCTTCAGCGTGTTCTTGCTCTCTTCGGAGAGCAGCGGAGGCTGCGATGGCTGTAAGTCTGTCGAGGACGGCTGCTCCAATTCCGGTTCGGCGTTCGCGGAAGGCGATTGCGAGGTAGCGGAACGCGTCTGCCGGGTCAGAAGCCCAATCATGTAAAGGCTCATTAGAGTATTGGCCGTCAATAATGCGATACCGATAGTGCCGAAGCCCCTGTATCCCCTCCTCACATCCGTCCTCGTCGAACCAGCAGTTGGAAAAGATGAGACGAGCTGCATTTATGCCATCCGTCTTGCTGAGGTTGGGGACGCGATCGGTCTTGAAGCCGTGCTCTTTTATCTGTTCTTGGATGGAGAGGTTGGTGCCGAGGCGCTTTGCGTAGGCATCATGAGGCAGCCAAATTGTATCATAGGTGTACTCTTGCCGCTGGAGGTAGCGGATGAAATGAGCGATATGCTCCCCCGTTGCGCTATAATAGTGGATGATCCTGTACTGCATTGCCACTCGTTGAGCAAACCAAATAGAGGTAGCGTCAGCGCGACCAAGGTCAAAGAAGCAAGACACAGGAGCACTAGCAATCCACGGAACGCGACAGATCCGACCTTCCTCTTGAGCCCGCCGAAGCTCTTTTGCGTAGACGGCCCCCTCGAGGACCTGCCTGCAGAAGCCTTCCCAAATATTGAGGTAAGAGTCGTAATCACGTTGTTTCTCTGCCTCCATCTCACGCATGAGAACGTCGGGGAAGAACGGGTTGTCGCGCCAGGTAGTCTTGATGACGAGCATCTGGGCGGGGTCGGCGTCCTTCACGAAGCGAGTATAGGTATAGTCTGTCTCAAGTTCCGGGTTGAAGGTCATCCAGATCTCGGACTCCTCCTTCCGGACGGTGGGGATGAGGATGGACCAGGAGTTTCTGGAGACTTTGTGGGCTTCTTCGACCCAGCAGTAGTCGATGCCTTCGTAGGACTTGATCTTCGTGACATTATTCTTGATGCCCTCAAACGCGAAATTAGTTCCATTAACTCCGAAAATCCTCGCATTTTGCACCTCATAGAAGGCGTCAAGTCCGAGGGCGGATATTTGGTCGGCCAACAGCCGATGAACTGAGTCTGATATAGAGTTTTGCAGCTCTCGAGCACAGAGCACCCTAATGGGCTTTGAAGTCCCGAGGAGTAAGAGCGCCCTGGCACACGCCCAAGATCTGCCGCCGCCTCTACCCCCATAGAGGACTTTATAGCGCCGCTGTTCAAAGAGGCACTGGAACGGGGCGGGAAAGTCAGCATTAATCTCCATCGGGCACAACTATAAAGTGATCTGTATCCAGAAACCAAGCAGATAGCAGATATAGAGGATCGGTGCTCCATTAGCTTGGACTACGGGGCTGACAGGTGCCCAAGACCCAACGTCGATAACTTGATCTGCAGCGCTGTTGTTGGAGAGATTGGCTCTCGTTGGGTTGATAGTGATTCCTGTCCCCGAGTTGGGGCCGGCCAAGCAGAACAGCATTCGGCCGGGGATAGCTGGCGGCAGCGTGACGTTACCGGTGTTGTTGACGAAGTTCATGAAGGCGTTGAGTACCGGCCCCGGTGCCGCAGCTGTCGCTATTATAGCAGTATTCGAGCCGAACAGTGCTTGGAAGCCGTCGAGCAGCTCCCCCGCATCAACGATCCGCCGGCCGGGCTGTAGGGATTGTACGAGCCCAATCATAGATTTGGGCGGAGAAGAGGCGTCAGCCATTATAGGTTCGCCAGCTTCTCAAGCATCGGCGCTAGTTTCTCGAGCACAGGCCCCCACGTCCCCACGAAGTTCTCGAGAGCGCCGAGGCGGTCTTCGACTGGGGCAGGCTGTGCGGTAGGGAGGGAACCGGCGGGAGGTGGAGCGGCAACAGCTGCGACTGTGTTGACGGCGCCCATGAGGTCATCGAGGATGCCAGCCATGAATACACTCCTTGTTGAAGCGGCCAAGAGGAGTTAGGCTTTCTCTTTCGGGATCTCCCCGATTGCAGTCGCTAGAGAGCTGCGATTTCCAGGTACAGTACTGTTCCCATCAGCAACACGGCCGCCATTGCGGCTACCGTTCGCATAACGGGTCCGCATAGCAATAACTGCACCAGCGCCATAAGGACCACAAGCTCCCATCATAGGCAGGGATTTGGTGTTAAAGGTGTTCTCGGGGACGTAGGGCGTCTCGCAAGGGCTACAGTCGCACTGATTGTGCGCGTACACGTAGTTGTAAGTGCCCTTCCGTTGAATGGCGCTGGTGTCGTTCAGACGGGGCGGATCGGGCCTTTCCCATCGAGGATATGGGTCAGCCGGCCCTGCAGCCGTTCCGGTGCCTTTCGGCCATGCACTATTTACCATGATAGAGTCTCCGACGTTCGCATGTGACGTGTGCCGACTTTGATGATCAAACCCGATATGCCAATACTCTACCGTAGGAAAGGAAAGAGTGCGGCCCCGTAAGGAGGCCGCAAAGTTGTGTGGCTTAGGGAAACATGAACCTATAGGGTGCTACGTACTTACCGCTAACAAGCGCCGCCCTCCTTTCTGTTAGATTGTGGATTTGGAGTAGGTTTTGTCGGTTATCGGGTGATGAATAGCCTTCGAAGAATCGTGCTGCAGCCCCTCACCCTGAACATGATGCGGATGCTCCATGTGAAGGTGATCAACCGCACCCGATATCGTAGCTTCTCCCACCGCGTAGCCGGGGGCATGGCGGATAGGTTGAGAGCGAGGCGCTGTCGGCCCCCAAACCGAGTCATGCTTGATCCCACCACCGCTGCTGCTGCGTCCGCGTCGATCCATCTTACTCTCCTTCGTCTGAGTTAACCCTATTGAAACGTTAACCGTTTGTACTACTTTTGTTCTTTTCACGCGTTGTCGGGCGTTTCCGGACTGGAGCCCTTCACGAGGCCACGCTGACGAGCGACCCTCGCCCGCTGCATTTGGGCGGCATTGACTTTCGAGGGGTTGCGGACTGCGGCCTTATAGGCGCGAGTCTGTCCAATGCGGGACTGGGTTACAGCCGTCGGGGTTTGGATAGCCTCCGCGAGGCGGCGTGGACCGGGGAGTGGGTCCCAGGGACCATATCGGCCGGAGTCCTTCGTCTTCATGCTGCCTTAACCTTGGAATCTGCTGCCGACCGAAGGGAAGGCAGCAGGGGTTGGCCGGACCACTGGAGGAGGGCGGGGTATGAGTTGGCGACGGATGCTTGGGCTGCCGAAGGAAGGTCGGTGTAGATGCGGCCCCGGCGGTAGCGAGGATCGAGATTTTTGACGGCGACGACTCCGACGCAATCTATGTTGAGGGCGCGGGAGACTATGGGGACGTAGAGGTTGAGGAGTTTGGAGTGGGCTCCGGGGACGAGCGTGTATTTGACCTCGATAACTGCGGCGAAGTTGTAGCCGAGAGTGTAGATTACGTCGGCTTGGCAGTAGCCGTGGCCTAACTTATCCTCAAACTCGAACCATGTGCCGTGGAGACAGGAGGGGAGGGCTTTGGCAAGCTCACGTTCGAAACGGAGTCCTGCGGCCTTTGCACCGCGAGGGCGGCTGGCTGGGATGCAGTCGGGGCGGCTGGGAAGGGGGTGTGCCCACCGGAGCCCAACTATAGTGCGGTATTGGGGCTCAGTCATTTTTATTTGGTTCCATATCTATTATGACTGAGGGGTTTCGAAGGGACTCACCCGAAGGGTGAGGCACTTCCGACTTGATGAAGTTCACGTTTACTTGGATGCCTCCACCACCTTGCGCCGCTGACGCGTCTCCAGGTCGAACCAGTCCGCGAGTTGCAGCCATTGGTTTAACCAGCATAAGCTCTGCTTGCTCGAACAGCTCGCGATTAGAGAAATTGTCTGGATCTTCCTCCATTCGGCGCTGTAGCTCATCCAAAGTGGACAGTCCGAGACTTCGCATCCGCTCGATAACATCGACGAAGAGGAGTTCTCGTTCTCCTGCATAATGCGCAATCAGCTCCTGGAATGTGGGGTCGGTCTTGAGGACGGAGATATAGGACGGGGCGTAGCCGGTGATGCGGCTGCATTCCTCGTTCTTCGTGCCCTGAGCAAGCATCTGGGCCAGCTGGTGATGGCTGTGGCGTATCTGGACCAGAGTCTGCTTGGGCTGTGGAAGGCTTTGGGAAAGAAGTGGGAGGTCCTCCGGAACCTGGAGTGGACGAAGAACCTCCCACAGTACCGCCTTCTTACCCTTCTTCCCACCTCTCGCCGGCCCAAGTACATTCGTCGGGTCCACAACCTCCGATGGCAAAGCCGAGGGCAGCTCCCGATAATACGAGCCCGGTGGCGGCAAATTAGGGTCATGCGGCGGGGCAGCGACGTTAAATGGGTCCGAGACCAACCTCCGGGGAGACTCCTCCCCCACAACCGGCTCTCCCCCATGCGGAGACCGATCTATCGAGAAATCTCCAGGCGGATGCAGCACCCTATTATCATAAGGCACCGCCCCAGACCTGACCGAAGGGAAGGGCTGGTCATTCGACATCGCCCGTACATGATAATCGAGGCCGCGGAAGGTGTCAAGAGTGATTGGGTAGGTGCGGCGGTAGGTTTGTGAAAGAGTGGGTCTGATTTGGTGTGTATAGTGTTTTGTTGGAAAAAATACTGGAGAGAGAATCAGGTGGGTCAAGTGTTTGACGCATTTGCGGCTAGATGAGTCACCCCCCCTACCCCCCCGCCACCTGGGCGGGTCCCTTGCGGGCCAGCTCCCCCGGGGGTTGTACCCCACCCCCCAGCGGTTGCATCTGCAGCCTAGAGCTCAACCCCAGTAAGTTCGCGCTCTGGTTGTATGCCAATTGCAACCTGTGGTAGGTGTTTCCCGAAAGCCCGAAAGCTGGAAAGCGGGCAACCAGTCCACACGAATAGGTTGTGAACTTTTGTGGAACACAACTAAAAATGTTGTTGCTTCTTACCGGGCAATATGGGATTATGTCCTTGTTGAAACGGACTAAACAGAAGGAACACGGAAATGCTTACTTGGGTACCTTCAAAAAAGGCGATTGAAATGGGCTTTCCGCCCAACGTCAATCCCCTAGTCGATTACAACATCGACGAAACCAAAATCCCTGACGCCTCGAAGTTGGTCATGTTGACCCGAGCACTTCGGCACATGCACAACAACGAAGCCACCTCGGCCAAGATCGCGGCGGAAGATGCCGCGAACAAGGAAGCCAAGGAGAAGGGCGTTGCTTCCACCTTTGATCCAGTCGCTTTCCTTCACAAGTGGCGCATGGATCAAATCGCCAAGATACTTAACGGCGAACTCGGGATGCGTCAGGCTTCGGCCGAGCCCGTCCTTGATCCGGTGGATCGCGAGGCCCAAGATCGTTGCTTCGATGCGATCCGGGAGTACGTGTTGCAAAAGGGCGGAACATTTACCTATACCGTCCGCAACGCGCGGAGCCTTGCATGGAAAGATATGGACGGCAATACCATGCAAGAATTGATCGACCTGCTACTCACGAAAAAGCGTGGCAAGGAGATCTATGCCAAGGCCGTTGAAACGGTCGCCGCGCGCAAAGCGTCTGCCGAGTCGGTTGACAACGACTTGTTCGCCGACGAGTCGGAAGAAGAGTAACCCGCAACTTACCGGGGGCAATCGTGCCCCCGGTAATTCCCAAAAGGTAGAACTGGCCATGAGCCAACGTCTAAACCATCGTCGCCCGTATCTCGCAACGCGTGGAAAGGAGGTCGAGAACAAGTATCGTGAACGCAACGAGTGGATTAGCACCCGTCGCCTCATGAAAGCCAAATCTTGGCAAGAGTTCATCGTTATGCCTGCCCGTCAACCCAAACCAGTGAGGTAGATCATGCGTATCACTCCAACCATTCGCCGCCTGTGCTTCGATCCCGAGTTCTACGAGAACGTGAAGCGCCTAGTGCAGGCCGAAAACGAGTTCAGAATGGCAAAAGCCGCCCTTCGCCCGCCACCTCGGCACCGATACGAGGACGAAGCAGTCGAGGCTGTGCCCTTCAAGAGGCGATAAGCACCTTATAGTAGAAGCCAGCCCCTAGTGGGCTGGCTTTTTGTGCTGGCAAATGGGAACAAACCGTGAACAGCCTCGGTGAGGCCCCAGCGGGGCGCCGCAGTGCAGCCTGTTTTTCTCATACTCACCAACATTCCTTACCATTTTGCACGTTACGTTGCATAGAACGTTGCATAGAACATGCAGCCCATATAGGGTAGTCTCACCACACACCTAATATTCCCAGCAGGATACTAACTTACTGGGCGCTATTTCTAGTAGTTTATTAATTTTTTTTTTTTTTATAACCCCCTAGAGGGGGGCGTACTGGGAGGCCAGGCCATAGCCTATCCTACTGGCTTAGTGGAACGTTACCACCGAAGACCACCCCATATCCACTGCATGTTCTGGGCAACGTTCCGTACAACCTTCCGTGCAAACAGCATACACACATTCCTATTGACTTACTGGGCAATTATATGGTATAATACCTTTCAGTTCCAATAAGGAGTGCTCGGATATGGCTATAGCACAAAGCCGCGTCATCCCTATAATCAACGCCGCCATCGACGGCTTACAAGCCTTCGACACAATCTGCGAGCAAATCCACATCCAGCTCAGTCACGTTCTAAACGACGGCTTATCAGCCCGTGACGCCCTACTATACCTCGCCAATATCGCCGACCGCAAACAACTCCTCAAAGAACCCATCACAACCCCTCAAACAATAGCCATAGAGCACCGTCATTTCTCTCAAAACCAGTACCGCAACAAACGCAAAGCACTCTACATGGAAGAGCGTCGCCGCCGCGCAGGCGTTCAACCACGCACTGTCAAAGCATACAATCCCAAAGTCCTCAATTTCATAGAGATGGATGAGTCCACGAGCCCTATAACCGCACCACCGACACCACCATCTCCAACCAAACACAAGCAATTTATAGAAGAATTAGCAGATACGCCTGAAATGGAAGGAGCAAGGCAAACTGCCGAACTTGCAGAGTCAGATGACGCATTCGACACCGCACCCCTGCAACTAACACGAGCAACAAAAACAACAGCAGAAGTTGCGAACGAAGCAGCCAAATCAAACATGACACCACTCCAAATAGCCCAAACC